TTTTCCTATGTAAATTTTACCATTTATTTTATTTGTAATTTTGTAAATATTCATACCATTATAAATATAACGATTAGTTTTAAAATAAAAAAGGAATATGTGAAAATACATATTCCTTTTAATTATTAAAAATTAAGTGATTAAACTATTTCACAAGCTCCCCCGCCGCAGGCAACAGAATCACTCAATTCAGTTTCATCTGTTAATTCAACAACTTTAGATAAATCAATTGAGTGAAGTTTTGAGAACAATCTTTCAAATTCTTCTTTAGTACAATCCTCAAATGGTGCTTGTTTATAAGTATGTTCTGAGAACGGGAGTACGGATAACCCATTGTAGAAATCCCTATTATCCCAAAACCATTCACCAGCTAAACCCCAATCTTCAGGTTTTAAACTAATTGTCGCAGATACGTTATGACTGTTTGAACCACTTCTATGACCAGGTTTAACCCATTCTTGTGTAATTTTCTTAACACGCTCCAATAATTGGAATGGACTTTCAGTTCTTAAGATTGAACCTTCAGGTGCTTTTTGTGGAACAGAAATAACCGCTGTGTCGTGTGGACGGAAAAATTCATCTTCAACCAATTCAGGGTGATTATTAACCAAGTAATGATAGATTGATTCGTTTTTACCTACACGAATTCTACGAATATAGTAATCGTTATGCCAAGCGTGAATACCTGATGAAGTACCTAAAGTTAATGAGGTTGTTCCCGCAGGTTTTACAGTTGTAGTACGAGCTGACTTGTTAATACCGATTAATTCCGCAACTCTTGCGTTTTCTTCTTTAACCAATTTCGCCGCTTCTTTCATATCATAACCCAAGACAACACCTGAACCGATACCTGTCATAGATACACCGATTAACGCGTCTTTCTCAGTTGTTCTTTTCCAAATATCACGAAGATAGTGAAAGTTAGTGTAACCCGCCTGTAATGTTCCGATGAACGCCGCCGCTTTAACACGAGCATTTAGGTCTTCTTGTGAATCAATGTCAGAAACATTTACCTCACATAGGTTACAGAATTGATTTGGTCTCAATGCGATTTCACAACAAGGATTTGTTCCCCAATCTTTATCGTTAGTGAAATAGATACCAGGTTCACCTGCACCTGAAGCCTCAACACGTTTCCACAAATCCATAAAGAATTCTTTTGTGATTTTGTGTCTAACCAATGCCGCTGAGTTGTTAGCTCTACCTCTTTGTGGGTTTTGTTCCCACCATGCACCTGACTTACAAGCAATCATTTCGTGGTCATCAGCACTGAATAAACTTATCAGAGCTGCTCTGCGAATCCCCCCTGCCAGAACGGCGTCTGCAATATGACAAACCATATCGTGAACTTCAATAGGACTTAGTTTTTCACCATCCTCTTTTGAATCCAACATAGTTGTTAACTTGTAGATACAATCTTTTAGTGGTTGTGGACCTGGTGCTTTACCACCTGAGGTTACAAGTTGAGCACCTTTCGCTCTGATATCTGAATAATCAAACACAATCGTAGATGATGCTTTACCAAAGTAAGACTTCATTAATACTTTAATTGCGTCTGCCCATCCTTCAATAGAGTCACCAATCAAAAATCTTGTGGTGTACTTTGGGTTTGGTTTTCTAATTTCAGGTAGTTTTTCTACGTGATGTTTTTGTACCGAATAACCAACACCAGTTCCACCTAATAATAAGAACATTGTCTCAGAAAATGCATCCAAGTGGTCAATAGGTAGATAAGCACAATTGTAAATTCTGTTTGGAGAAATCTCAATTGGTTTACCACCAAATTGCATTGACCTCATTGAAGGTAATACTTTCTTGTCATATACCATTTTGTATACTTCTTTTATTTCATTTTTCAATGATGGGTATTTTTTAATATGCATTTCCATATTACGGGTTACCAATTCTTCCCACGTTTCTCTTCTGTTTAATTCAGGTACGAATTTAGCGTACTTCATATAAACAGTCAAATCTGACAATATCTGTTGTGATGCGTCCATAATTCTTCTTTTTTTATTTTTTATATTAATGTTTTATTGTTTTCTTCTCTTTGTTTTCTTTTCTCCAATAGTTCTTTAACCCTATCTCTTTTTCTTTCTTCTTGTTGTTCCTCAAAACCTAAGAATGTAACCGATGATTCAGTGTCAATCTCAAGTAATTCGTTGTTAAATTTACAGTTCTCAAATACCACCCCATCTTTACCAATACGTGATTTGGTGATTGCAATTGTTGCTAAATTCATTTCTTTTTGTTGTAATGTCTTAGCAACTGAAATGATAACGTGTCCCACTTGAGCCTTCTTGATTGAACCACCCATTTGGTCTGTAGTTACAACCTCAGAAGAGATTGATGACCTATTACCTTGAGTTGCGGTCCAACCAACTAACGATAGTTCGTGACACATTGCCTCAAACCCTCTCATTACCGAACCTTCTGCCTTCCACTCATCTTTACTTGAACTCTCAGGAACCACACAATCAATGTAGTCCAAAAGAACTAAGTCAATTTTAGTTCCATCAGCAATCATTTTTCTAATTTGATTTTTGATTTGATTCATTGTCATAGAATCTGAAGGTAATTTTTTTAAGATTAATTCATTCTTCATAGTTTCCTTAATCTCGGTAATTTTACCCATAACAGTTTCTTTGTGTTGAACCAAGTTATCTGGCTCAATACCTGTCCAAAGTGTAAAGTGTTTACGTTGAACAATCTTTGGGTTGTCCTCAAAGAAAATTTGAAGAACATTATACCCAAGATTAAATGCCGTGTTTGCTATTTTTGTTAAGATGGTTGTTTTACCAACACCTGTTGGTGCCAAAATAACACCAATCTCACCTTTTGCCAAACCACCCTTTAATAGTTTATCAATTCCTGGTATTCCCATCGGAATTGGGTGTCTAAAGTCCTCATCAAGTACCGTCTCCAAGTTGGAGAAGATATCTGTAGTTCCAGTATCTCTTTCTCCAACCTGTAGAGCCTCACGAACAAGTCCTTCAACCTTATCGTAAGATTCAAAATCACCTTCAGTAATAATTTTTTGTGCTTTATCCATCGCCTTTTGAAGTTCTTGTTGTTTACAGAACTTCAAGGCTTTTTCCTGAACGAACTGAGTTCCTTCAAATGGTGCATCTTTAACTTGTTTGATTGTATCAAGAACGATTTTAGCAACCAATTCTTGTGAAATTTCAGATTTAACAATCTGCTCAAGGGTGTCAAAATTAGGTGTGGATTGATACTTTGAGTGATACTCTTTTGTCATCTGTAGGATGATTTTGAAATACTTGTTGTCAAAATAAGAACTCTCAATTACATCCATAATTGATGTTGAAAATTCTTTGTCTACAATAAGTTGGTTTAAAAGTTGTATCTGAAATGTGTTTCCTAAGTAATCAAAATTCTTGTTCATATATCGTTTTTGTAGTCCCTTGTTTTAGTAAATATATCTTAATTTAATTCAAATCCCAAATATTCAAAACTTAATTCTTGTTCTGAAAAAATGTCAGTTAAATCTCTTAAAACATCTTTTAAAAATGGTCTTACGTCAACGGTATAACGAACTTTCGGTGGAAAAATTTTTCCATCAAAATATCTATGACAAATTGTCTGCTCTCCAATTTTTACATAAATGCTAAACATTTCTTCACCTTCGGTAAATGAAGTATCCATAATGGATGGGTCGTTAACAATCGCGTCTTTGTTATCAATCATATAGATAACGGTTTTCATCTTAAGATGATGTTGAAGTTGTTCTTTTAGAAGTTTGATGTAGTTGTACAACTCTAACGAGTTCTTTGCTTCAGGATTGAATCCTCTAACGTTAAAAAACCTTTGGACTACGATGTTGTCGTTCAACGTAAGTAGGAATTCCATTTTGGTGCTGTCTTGCTCTCTCATATTTATTTTTTATTTGTATTTCGTTTTTCTTTTCTTGTTAATTTCATAAATGGTGTTAGGAAACTCACCCAAGCCTCATCGTTCTTAGGTAGATACTTAAAGAGACCATCCTCCATCATCATTCTCATTAAGTTTTTGTAACCCCTATCTGTAGGGTCTATCGTATCATTTAATATCTGTTTAACCAATTCTTTTCCATCTTCAGTTATTAGTGGATTAGTTAAATCCACAATCTTCTTATTTGTGTTATAGAACTCTTCACCAAGTATAGACAATTTTGTCTTACCTGTCAAAATATTATTTAATACTTTAATTGGTTTCTTTTGCGGGATATTTCGTGCATAATCCAAGATTTCTTCTATAGTGCAGGGTTTCTCATGCACTTGAGGGAAATATTTAACTAATGTTTTTTCACCAAGTCCCTCAATACCGTCAATATTGTCTGATTTATCTCCTGTAAAAATTTTTGTCAATAACACATTATAATGTGGTATATTAACTTTGTTAATAACGATGTTATCTCCGTTTTTAAAGTACTCTTTTGTGATTGGTGAGTAGATGGTCACATTCTCCGAGATAAGTTGCGTAAGGTCCTTATCCGCGGAAAATATGATGATTTGTTCATCAACTGCAATCTTACAATAATATGCAATTAAATCATCTGCCTCATTATTCACCATTTCAATTTGGCGAACAAATACTTCTTCCAAATATTGTTTAACTCTTGATTGTTGATACAAATATGATTCATACTTATATTCGTTCATATCCAATCTTCGGTTTGCTTTATATTGGGGATATAAACTTTTTCTAATGGATGAGTTAGAATCCCCATCCCACATTACAATTACTTTATCGTGGTTATGTTCTTCAAGAAATTTACGTAGTATGTTCACAAAATGAAACACTCCGCCTACATGCTCTCCGTTATTGTATACATCTTTTGCCCCGTGAAATCCTATCTTAAATAGGTTATTTCCATCAACTAATAAGGTTTTTTTCAATTTTTATATTTTATAATGTGAATACTTTGTTACTTTTTTTCATATTGTCTTCAGCCCACAATGGTTGAAGATTTGTGTAATGACATAATTTGTATAACTCTTCTTCTGTTTTTGCTGACGATAATGGTATTATGTGGTCAATATGCCATTTACTTCTATTTTCCCAAGTCATGCCATCTGTAAATTGTTTTTCTAAATGTTCTTTTAATAATTCGGGTGTACAACCAACGATTTCAAAAGTAGATTTGGATTTATATTTTAAGTATCGATTAACTGAATTTCTCATATCACTAATAATCCTAAATAAGATATCCTTTTTTTTTTCTTTGTTTTTGGTAATCATTTGAATATTTTCTGTTTTCACGAGACCATTTCAATTTTCTTTCTTTTTCTTTGTCGTAGTTAACCGTATAATATTCTTCAAAGTATTTTTTATAATACTCTTGGTTCTCTTTATTCCATTTAGTATTATATTCTTTAATTTTTTCTTTATTTTCAAATCTATATTTTTTACCACTAATTCTTTGACATTCCCTACACTCTGCCTTTCTTCCATCTTTTACTCTAGAACACACATTATATTCTAATAATGGTTTTTCTTTTTCACACTTAGAACAAACTTTAGTTTCCATTTTTAATATATTCTTTTAATAACTTATTAACAAGAGAAGATAGATTAATAGATTTGTCTTTAAAGTATTGTGGAAGTTCGGGGTCAACCGAAATTCCAATCTTAACTTTTTTTTCAATTTCTTCTTTTTTCTTTCTTCCCATATTAATAAATATCTACAAATTATAAAAAAGTGGAATTATTATAACTTTTTTTTAATTTTCTTCTTCAATTTCTTCTTTTAAATCAAAATCACCATCAACACCAATTATATCTTTCCAATAATCCGCATATTCTTTTTTATATTTTTCAATATTACTTTTTTCTTCGACAGTATCTTTACCCGCTAAAAACCCATGTGGTGTTACTAGTATTTTACCATCATCATACCCAAGTCCATTGATGTGATTTTTCAATACAGAAACTTTACTTCTTATTGCAAATTTAATTGAGCGTTTGTCTTTTGTTGCGGTTATTTTATTAGTACCCGCCTCTTTTTGATTACCAAATAAAAATACCAAAGATGAGTTTAACCAAATTGCTTCTCCACCCTTACTCTTAATTTTAGGTTGTCCAAAAGGATTATCTGGTAAAGAGACCCAAGGCTGATTTACTATAATCAATGTATTTTCATACTTCAAATCAGCCTTACGACTACCAGATATTCGTTGATTAATACCCATACCTATTTTGTCGGATAACGCAGCAGCATTGTGCATTTTACCACCTTTACCTTCAAAGGTTATTTTACAAGGAATAGAACCAACAGAATCCCATAAGAATAATAAACTATAGTCCAACTCACCCTTTTCTTGAGCATCTAACAAACTATTAATAAAATCTGTAATTTGTTCAATGTAACTAAAATTGTTGTTAAAGATAAAAAACCCATCCCAATCAACTTCTCCTGTTGTTTCATCAACAACTTCCTCACATTCAAATCCCATAAGTTTTGCATGTTCAAAAGACCATTTTTGTTCTGTAATAATAAAGACAGGAAGGATACCCTTCTTTTGAGCATCAACCGCAGATTTTACTAATGCAGTTGTTTTACCCGTATCCGAGTGACCCAAGAACATATTCAAGTGTCCAATCGCAGGACCTGGAAGTCCAACCGCATCTAAGAAATCAGGACCCAAATCAAAAAATCTTTGGGGTTTGTATTTAGCTGAGGTAGAGAATTTTTTCTTTACCGAACTAAAATCATTCTTTTTAATTGCCATAATTACTTTTGTAAAATTCTTTTAAGTTTTCTAATTTGTCTTTAGCGTTTGAAAGTTTTTCAACAAACTTATCCATCTCTTCCAAATGTTGTGGGTGTTCACCAATACCAACAGGATTTTCCATATACACCATTAAGGTTGCTTCTGATTCACTAACTTCACTCTCGTATTTTTTAACAAGAGATTCATACATTTTTTCTCTAATTTTTTTCATTATTTATATTTTGTTTTTTTTATTTAAAAGAAAAAGCTTGGACACTTTGTCCAAGTAAATGTCCAAGCTTAATTATAATGTTAGAACGGTAAATCATCATTAACCTCATCATTTGCCTGAGGGTCAACCATTGCCGTCTCTTTTTTCGCTCCACCCATAGATGTTGTTGATTCAGTGTCGTTACCATAAACGTAACCACCTTTATCACTATCCCATTTTGGAGTTTCTCCACGAGCAATCGCCTCAAGATATTCAACAGGTTTCTTAGAGTATACGTCCAACCAAGTTAACTCGTCGTTAATCCAAGCATCCGCCTGTTCTTTTTCTGTGTGTACAGGAGCTGGGTCATCATACATAATTGTTGATACACTTGTGTATTCTTTACCCGCAGGTGTTTTAGATTTTGTCAATTCAACAATAAGGTCACGACCTTTCTCAGGGTCAGTAATGTCACCTTTGTTTCTCCAAATCGGAATGATTTTATCCAAGATACCATCATTCTTATAATTGTGTTTAAATCTCCAAAACTTCGGACCATCTTCTTCGTGGTCTCTATCAATAACTTTTACAATATAGAATTTACGAGATTTATATTGTTTTGCCAATTCTTTGTCTGACTCTTTGCCAGTTGCCATCAACTCTTCATAAACCTCATTCAATGGAGAACGCTCGTTGTCATTCTTTCCTGGGTCATAGAATTTTTGCCATTGACCACCAACTTGAATTTCGTGGTACCATGCTTCTTTAAATGGTGAACTACCATCGTGTGTAGGTAGGATACGTACTCTACGTTGTCCTGATTTTTCTTTATCTCCGAGAATAAGAGCGAAGTATTTCTTCATTCTTTCATCTTGAGACATCTTACTTTGGGCCCCGCCCCCTTGTTGTGCTTTTTCGTACTGTGCCAATACGGCGTCTAATGAACTCATCATATTTTATTTAAATTTTAATTTGTTGTTTCGTTACTCAATTATAGTCTAGTTTTGTGGGTTAGTCAAATAAAAAAGCCACCTTTTTGGGGTGGCTTTCATTTGTGTATTAGTTAACGTTATTTGTACTTATATTCATCTTTAAACCCATTTCCTTGAAAGGAGCTTTTAATATCATTAACGTTTATGTCAGTCACATCCTCAGGTGTTAAAACATAATCATTTTTTCCTGTTTTTTCCATCTCATCTTTTTTATCATCAAAAAATTGTGATAATTTTTGATTAAACGGGTATGAATCATAACTTCTCAATTCCAATTTTTCTTGGGGTGTTTTATCTCTATATTTCTCAATTTTGTTTTCAAGAGCGTTAAGTTTGTTCATAATAGCATCCATCTCACCTAATCTTGATTCCAATTTATTTAATTGTCCAAATAAGTTGTCAAAATAGTCATCTTGTTTCTTCTCAATATTTTTTTGAGAATCTACTAATTCTGTTATATCCAATTCTTCAGTACCACTTTCTTCGTCCGCACCTTCTTCAGTTTTTCCCTCATCGTCAATTTTTTCAACATCAGGGTCATTCTCAACATCAATTGGTGTTGGTGTTGCCCCTGCTGGCGGTGGTGGTGCGGTGGTTAAATCTTCCGCAGGTGGTGGCGGTGGAGTCGCACCAGCCTCAGGAGCTAAAGCTGCTAAGTCTTCTCCTGCCTGTTCAGTTATATAATTGTTGATACTTCTGTATCTTTGAATTTCACTTAATATTTTCTTATCTAAACTCATTGTATTATCCGTTTAATAATTGTTTAATTCCTCTAGATGTTTCTACTCTAACCTTTCTATTGGCAGTTGTTTGGTGACCCGCTCTTTCAATAAGACCATCTTTCTCTCTTACTGTGTAGCAATCTCCAGTATCTAAGTCGCAAACTTGTTTAGTTCCGTCTCCGTTATCTTCCTCTGAAAATCTAACTGACTTTCCAAGATAATTGTCTAATGTTGCTTTTAAGTTCATAAAAATCTTTTTATATAAATATATGATTAAACAATAAAGTGAATGTGTTATTATTCACTTAATTATTGATATCTAAAATTAAATGATTGTTGTACGTTTTGTGGGTTTGTCGTTTTGTTTGTTGGCACCGCAATTATTGTGAATTTTACGTAAACTCTCTGTGTTGGATTAATTGATTGATTTACAAGAATATTTCCAACATTAGTATTAGTTATATAGAATTCATTATTTGACACATATCCTGTAATACTTGTTGTGAAAGTTTTATTTAATGATAATGTGTTCAAGTTATTTACAGTTACATTATCATATACCGATACTGTCATTGCAACGGTTTCCTGTATTGTCCAAGTGTTTGTTAACAACGCTTTAGGGTTTACAACAACTGTTAAGTTATCCGTTATATCGTTAGTTAATAATTGACTTTGACTTGTTAAAACAATAACACCACTTTGTTGTGGTTGGGTATTTGTATTTATTGGATTACCCTTTGTCGGTGTAACTTGTGCTGGATTATATGTAAAATTAGTAATGGTAGAACTGTTTCCATATCTACCTCTAAGTGTTATTGGATTGTTTTGAACAACTGTCGTATTACTATAAGGGACAACAACAGTAATGTTAAACTCATCTATTATTGTGATACCTGTGGTTGTTGTTATATTATTTATTGTAACACCAGTAACTTCGTCCAAATTATTACCTGTGATATATAATATAGTTTTACTTATCCCAGTCAATGGTGTGAATGATGTTATTGTTGGTGGTGAACAAGGTGTTGCAACCGTTGTTGTCGTATTTAAATTATTTGTTGCCGATGTTTGAGTTTGTGGTTTCTTAGTTTGAGTCTTTAATTGTCCTGTTGAATCTACGTTTAGTCCCGCATCTCCAGCTGATTTAAATGCTTTATCAAATGTTGAATTTAATGTTGTGTATTCACTAAGATGTGAATCATAATACGATTCTGAAACGTCTGATACAGGCCAATAACACACATAGAATTTAGTCATTCCCAATCCTGTTGTTGAATTATATATTCTATCAACTTGTGGTGATAACCTTGCAATCATAAAATCAAAGAATTTACCAATACTATCAAAATTGGCTATTGGTTGAGATGTTGGTTTACCAGTTGAGTTTGATATGTTAACACAAGAATATTTTTTATTACTAAAGTAATTACTACTTGCACCGTAATCTGTAGTTAATGTTATGTTAGCGTAGTTATTATTATAACCATAAAATTTACCATCTCTAAATGTTTTAGCATAAGAAATACAATAAATAAGAACCTGTAATCTAGTGTCTAAAGTTTTCTTTTCAAGTTCTGTAACAAACTCACTTTGAGTTAAACTCATCGTTGCCGATGATTGTACATCACCCCAAGTTTCGTATGCCAACGCTAAATTACTACTACAAGAGTTTTGAGCGGCCGCAGTGCTGTCTGCAACCTGACTAACGTATTTGGATTTATCAACATTAGTAATTGCCTTAGCGGTAACAGTATCTTTTCTGTTTTTAACAATTGTTTCAATTTGTGTTAACAAATTTTGATTAATACTTTGTAGGAAGTTATCTATTGGTGGTAAATCATAGATACCTTGTCTAACTCCACCAAATGTTGTTTGGAACGACCCTGGTGTTATCGCATGGCTAACCTCAGTTATATAATACGGACCATTAAACATTGGTACGTGTCTCAAATTAAAATACATCGTCGGTTGTAACAATGCATTACCTAAACATTGTACTTGACAACTATAACTTCTTTGTTTGTATAAATTATATAAACTAACATTTTGAGTTGCAACATTTCTACCTGATGCCTGATTAACCATGTTTAATTGGGTTTGGATAGTTTCTGATGTTGCTTTACCACTTTCCATCCCGACCTGAAATGAATAGAACACCCCTTGGTTTCTTGTTCCAATGTCCACATTAAATCCAACACATTTATTTGATACCGCCCAATCTTTTTTGTTTGTTTGGTCTTCAATTAAAGGGTTATCAGATGCCCTTCTCAAATCAAAAGCATCATCCCTAAATTTTGAATTTCCTTTTGGTAAATCTAAGTGTGTTGATGGTTGTCCCACGTAAAAACAAACCATTTTTGGTCCTGAATTTCTATAATCAACGTCTAAAAATGTTCCCCACATATTATCCGCAAATTCTAACTGACCTTCAGTTTGAGGTATTGTGGTTCCATCAACATCTTGTATATTATAGAAATTAACATATGATGGTAATGGCATCACATTGAATTTGTTTTTAATTAAAAACCCGCTCATAAATGTGAATACGCTCATTTCCATATTTAATGAATTTTCATTCAACATGTTTTTAAAGTCAAAGATATCTACAATGATTGTATCACCAATATTTCTTGAAGCCCTATCCAAGAACATAATATCTTCAAATAGTGTTTTTGTTTTATAATCGGAACCAGCAATCCACTTATCATTCAAAGCCTTAAAGACTTCATAATTTTCAACTTTACTTTGTTGTCCGTCTATCACACTTTGAATTGTTCTTTCAGGTAACTGTTGTTGGTCAGGTAAATCATTACTTACTTTAGTTAAAATTAAATTTAAAATGTTATTTTGAAAGTTTGTTGTATCCGTCAAATATGTTTGAAGTCTTTCTCCAAAAACATTATCCGTTAATGTTGGTGTATACAGTTTTTGTGTTGCATACATTTTAATTAATGGAGCACATAACACAACATTGTTTGCAGTAAATTCAATATTACTATCTGCAAAGAAATCCGTAATATAAGAGCCCGAATCTTCGTATTTTAAATTTGTTATTGTTGAAAATCCTACTTCGGTTTCTAACGCATTCCAAGCGGCTGGGTATCTTGATTTTGATAATGCAACTGTTATTGTATTTGTCTTTGATGGTAAACTATTACTTATGTATGGATTAAATGTTATTGGGTCTACAATTGCATTAGTCCCTCCAACGTGAGTTATGTATGAAGCCATAACTCTTCTATTATAATCTGCAGGGTTACCATATTTTAAAATCACATCGTATTCCATAAAAGACTTAATCGTATTTGAAAATACTGTTAACTGTGTTTGTCCTATGGTATTAAAATATTGTTCGTTGGTGACTGATGAGTCTTTGGCATTTACTTCCATTAAATTTCTAAACAAGTATTGGAAATTTCTAAATAAAGCATTGGGGTCCGCTGGTGACACTCCAACAGGAACTATAATTTGTGGTCCTAAATCAATGTTGGCAATCGGTTTACAGAAATTTAAAAATTCTTGTTCTAATTTATCTAAAATACTTTTATCAAACACCGAGAATATTTCCTCAATATTTGAGTAATCACCATCCATTAACAATTTAAAAGATGCCTGTTGGGTTGACCCTGTTGTTATTTTATTAACATATGAATCGGGTTGTGGTTTTGCAATTTGACTATTATCAAAATAACCATAATTTGGTGATGACCATAATAGTCTAACCGAACCATTGTAAATTGATGTGTTATCCGCAAACTGACATACAGATTGTCCATTAACAATACACTCGTTATTAACTTGATTAAATTGTGACCCAAATGAAGGAACCACATAATAAGTGTCACTCGTGGTATTGTTATTTGGATTGCACACTGTAGAGTTACTTGTTAAATCAGCAATACCATTTGGTAAAATTACAGACCATGTTTGGATGTTTAAACTTTGAACTGTTGGAGCAATTGTTGAGGATGAGGTATTAATATTAGAAGTGTTAAAGTTAAACACTTTTACACCACCATCAACACTAGATTGTATTTCAGTGTCGGTATATCCACTATATAAGTCGTAACCATTATAGAATACGTTAAAATCATTAATTACTTTAGGGTAAAACCCTGTTTGTAATTTTGTCGTATTTCCAGAAACACTTTGTAATGTTACCTCATTAGGTAAAACATTATCAAATTTAAATGTATATGTTTTTGTGTCAGAACTTGTAATCGGGTCAAAATTTGTTTTATAATCAAAATTTGTCCAAGCGGAACTTAAAATATCTACATTAGTATTTTTATATGTTTTATATCTATACCATATTGACCCCATTTTTAATACCCAAGCATATGGCATTTTATGAATTGCACCAAATTTCTTGAAACAAGATGCAATATAATCTAAGTCACTTGAAGCACCATTAGTTTTATATTTTTCCCTTAACGTTGCCAGAGGTAAAGAATTAATAAAAAGGTAGGCCGCCTGAGTATACGGATATGGGTCTTTTCTTCTCCAATTGAAGACACCGTTCTGAATGGCATTAATGAAGTATGGTGTATTCAACATTGAGGTTGTCGTTTCAACCGATAATGAATTGGTTGGTGATGTATAGTTAACGTAACCTTCTGTTGGAACAAAAAATGTTGGGTCTTTTCTTGTAGTATAAAATGTGTTTAAATTTGTTGCCGTTATTAAATCAACAGGGTTAGAAACTTTAACATAAGAAAAATTGGTTACAGGTCTGTTTTTACTGTAATCGTAGATATTATTAAAATTTGAAATTACGTTTCTATCTTCAAATACCGTCAAAACATTATTAGTATTATAAACAGAATTATTAACATTAATATTACTATTTGCCATATTGTTAGAAACCCAACTTGGGTCCGTAAATGGATATGTGTCAATAATAATTGGACTATTTGAAACGTTTTTAACTAATTGTAATAGTCCGTTAGATTTTGTACTTGTTTGTGGTTCTTTACCTAACTCTTTTAAACTTAAAATATTAAAAGAGTTTTCAGTAATGTTTCTTATATACGGTGTAACATAAAAATCTCTAATATAGTCTTGATATGACCTTCCCGTTCCTTGATTGGAAATATTAGCTAAAAACGCAGGATAGTTTTGAGCGGTAAGTTTATAATTTCTAAGTTTTAAAGTTAAAAATGGTGAACTGACACCCAAACTTGTTATGATGTTATTGGTTTCCGCACTAACTATCACATCTGATAATTGGTCTCTTTGATTTGGATTAGCCCTAATGAATCCCGAATAATTTGAAGTTAAGAATTGTCTTTCCCATATTTCATAAAAAAATTTGATTTCTTCTTTGTTGGCATAGGCAATACCTTCTGACGGATATTCAATAGCATTAATTGAAATAATATTTGTAGTATTTTGACTATCAATTGGTGGTTGTGCAACAGGAGGATTAAACTTTTGAGTTAATCCTCTCATATACTCTTCAACAAATTCAACTTCAGGCCATTTATCGTAAAGAAATCCTTTAGTAATATTAACCACAGATGGGTCTGCAATATATTTTAATTGAAATCTTCCTTTTTTATCTTCAGGGGTTTCAACAAAAAATTGAGGCCATGGATATACTGGTTTCTGAGAGTTAACCAATCCTTGGTTTTGACTAGCGGCTTGTTCTGAAATTTGGACTTTATCTTGACCATCTGTACCAGGAGCCGAAGAAGGGTTGTCTAAAATAGCAAGTTGTCTTACTGGGTCATATCTAACGTTCCAAGCATTTGTATGGACATCGTCAAGTAATCGAATAAATCCTTCTGCGGATGCCATAATAACCGCACACATATTTCTTACTGTTGGGGTGAACCCTAATCCCACCTCAGAATCCTCTAATTTTCTTGCCAAATCAGCAGACAATGCGGTCTCATATTCCGCCAATTTTTTATTTGCCTCCGTTTCAATATTTGAAAGTAGATTTTGAAATGTATCAAAAACATATGCTGGTGGTGATACGATATTACCTAAAGTATTTTCTGTTCTAGTATCTGCAGTATCTTTCTCACTAATAGGTCTAAAAATTTCCGACAAATAATTTTCTATTACTTTTGTGTCTGCCGTTGTTGGTTGTAATATTCCTGTTTGAGATGTTGTTGTTTTTACAAAATCAATTTCATTTGTCGACACTTGCTTAATCATTGTATCATATGTGATACTATTTTTGATTGGTGTTTGACCTAATGTTCCCAAAGTTGGATTTGAAGCCAATAACGCATTGAAGTCTATTGTATAAGCACTTAAGAAACTCTTAGCTTCTTCTTTCTTGGTCGGGTTATTAATGAATTCTTGTTTAAACATATAAACCTCTTGTCCACTACCTTTCAGTATTATTGGTTTTGGGTTCATATAAATGTTAAACCAAGACTTATTACCCGCATAAACTTCATTAAAATAATTTTTTAATGTGTCTTTGTATGTTCTAATATTAGTTAATGGTTCTACATTTGCTTTAGGATATGTATTAACTATTGATTGTTCAAAAGTTTCGAGTTTACTCATTAATTGAGCTAAGGTTAACTCAGGAAAATTAGGACTAATTAATCCTTTTGCCTTATATTCACTGTAAACTTCAACGATTTTTTGATACCCTCTTTCAGCAACTATTTCACTAGTGATATTATCACTTGATATTGTAGATTGTTTACTTGACACTTGGCTCACTAAATTCAATTGAGATTGTATAGTTGCACCTCCAGCACCTTCAGGTGATGTTGGTGATTTTGAAACGTTAAATCTGGTACTATACATGTGTGGTGCCGCCAGTAAATTACCCATAGAAACCTCATTTAGGATATTAAACTTATATCCGACAAACTCTAATTCTATTTGATAGTTACCACTAAAAGTA